TCCAGGCTTCGAAGGTCTCTTCCGACTCTTCCCAGCCCTGCAGCAGGGACTTATTCGCCACGTCCAGCAGGATATTGCCGAAATCAGAGGTGCTGTGGGTCAGGGAAAGGCCGACCATCTGCATCGGGTTGAACGCCCCCACGCTGACGCCGCGTTCGGTCAGCGACATGCGCGCATATTCGCGCAGCGTCATGCCGTTGTAGACGTTGTCGTTTTGGCGTTCTTCATAGCCCGCGCGCGCCATCAGCGCCTGACGAATGCCGTCGCCGGTAAAGTTACCGTTCCCTGCGTAGATGTGCGCATTGCCGCCGTTTTTATTCGACGGACTGGCGTCTTTGCCCAGCATGACCAGCAGCTTGTCCTTGGCCTGCTCGACCGTGCAGTCGATGTCTTCGATGCACGTCGCCTGCAATTCCTGATGGCGGCCGCCGAACATCGCGAACAGGTCTTTGATCCCCGTGACGCGCTGTTTCTGCGCCGCAATCACCTGATTACGAATGGTATTTTCATCAAGCGCGGCGGGGGCAGGAACAACCGGTGCAGCGGGCGGATTCTGCGGCGCCGGCGGGTTCTGGGTAGTCGCTTTCGGCTTAGTGATCATGTTTTTCAGTGCGTTTGGCATAGCGTCGAATTCCTCGATACGTTTTGAATTAATGCGGGCCATTGCCTGCACCGCGGTAGAGATTTGGTCGGCAAACCCGTGCTCAAGGCATTCCTGAGCGGTCATCCACGTTTCCTCACCCAGCATCAGGGAAAGTTCGTCGGAGGTTTTACCGGTTTTTTTGGCATAGGACGGGATCAGCACGGCCTCGACCTTATCCAGCAGGTCGGCGTAGTCGCGCATGTCGTTGGCGTCGCCGCCGGTGATCCCCCAGGGTTTATGAATCATCATCATGGCGTTTTCAGGCATGATGATGGGGTTGCCCACCATCGCAATCACCGACGCCATCGAGGCGGCAAGGCCGTCGATATACACGGTTTTGCTGGCCGTATGGCTGTTCAGCAGGTTGTAAATGGCAATGCCGTCAAAGACGTCGCCGCCCGGTGAATGGATGTGCAGGTTGATATGGTCGAGGTCGCCCAGCGCTTTCATGCTGCTGGCAAACTGGCGGGCCGTCACGCCCCAGTAACCAATCTCGTCGTAAATATAAATATCGGGGGTCTTGTCACCGCTGGCCTTCATGCGGAACCAGCTTTTATCGCCCGCCGAGGCTTTGGGTGACACACTCAGTTTATTTCTTGGATTCTTGCGCACTGGCTTCCCCTTTATCATTTGCCGGATCCGTGTCGAAGACCAGATCTAACGCTTTATTTTCGTCGACTTCCGCCTTGCGGCGGCGTTTTACATCGCCCGGATTAGCGCCGCGCGCCCGGATCCAGTCACCTTCCGTTGCCGCCCCGCCGCGCAGAAGCACGCGCCACGAATTAGCCTCTTTCATTGGATCAATCCACGGCATGACCGGTCCGCTGTACACGGCGTTAAACAGCGTCGCCGTGTCCACGTCGGGGGGCACGTTGATCACGCCCGCGGTGATGGCCATCTGCAACCAGCTGCGGTACATCGGACGGGTCACGGCGGCGATAAACGCATCCTGAAGAATGCCGTACCCTTCAAAGGACTCGACCAGCTCCTGACGCTGGGAGCTGTAGGTACCGTTATAGTTGCGGGAGATGCTGGAAAAGCTGCTGCGGCTGCCGGCGGCCACCGCCCTGAGCTGACCGTTGCGGAACGTCTCGAGGTTAGGGTTGGGCCGGTCTGATTTAATCATCCCAATCTCTTCACCCGGCGCCAGCTCATCGAAAAGCATGCCGGGTTCGATGTTGAGCTCACGGGGACCTTTGTCATTACCGTCGTCGCCGTATGTCTGGCCGTCGCCTTTTTTCACGTACATGCCCAGCGCGGCGGCAATGCGGGCGGCGGTCAGTTCTGAATCCTCGTACTCTTTCAGCGCACTCAGGCGGATAAGGATGCCGGAGAGCAGGCTGTTGCCGCGGACCTGATGAAGACGGCGCATGAATTTCAGGTGCATCATGCCGTCTGCAGCGATTTCTTTGGTGTTACCCAGCGCCACGCCGGAGGTCACCAGATTCTTATACACGACGTACTTTGTCGGGCATCCCCAGCTGTTGAGATAAATGCCCTGGCAAATTCCCCTGCCGGTATCGCTCATCTCAAGCGGGATGTAATCCGGCTCCAGCGCCTCGACCCAGAAGGGGATGTTGGCCGTCGGCGTCAGTCCGGGTGCGGCACCCCGAACCATTTGCCCGAAAACCTCGCCGTCGCGCAGCCAGGTTCGCGCCATCAGACGCTCAAGGACCGGGCGGGTAAACTGCCCGGTAACGTCGGGAGAAATAGACCACTCCGCCCACGCAGCACGTATTTGTTTGGACAGGTCATCGGCCACCAGCCCCGTTTTCAGGATAGGCTGGGGATCAACAACGATGCCCCGCGCGCCGACGATGCGCTCTTCCAGTTTGTCCAACAGGCCGATCACCAGGTCGTGATTATTGTCCAGCCAGCGCGCCTGCTCGCGGATCGAACGTCCGGCGAACTGGGTAAGCTGGTTGGCATTGCGGTTTTCGCGCTTCGCCCGGTGCGTGCGCGTCGGTAATGCCGCCTCGTAGGCGTTTATCGCCACGCGTGAACGTAGGCGGGATGCCTTCCAGCCGGGTGAAAACAGGCCAATTGCGTCATCAATCAGGCTCATCGCGGGAACCTCGCCAGCCGGTACTGCGGTCGCCCGCGCTGTGACGCCAGCAGCGTGCTGAGACGCCGCTCCCAGACGTTTCGCCCCTTCTGGATTTCGCTCAGGTTCTCCATCGTCATGGACTGCCCGTTGAACGTGATGGATTTCCCCTGCAGAACGGCGCGCTCGGCGGTCATATACTGCTGGATCATGTCTTCAATATCGGCCTGATTCATACCCAGCCTCCTGATGTCGATGGCGCCCAGGCAGAAGGTTTATCCTCTGTCCGGGCGCGGGTTGTTTTCGGTTTTGGGTGATTACTGCGGGCTGGCAAGGCTGGCGGTTCTGACTGCGTGCCGGGTGTAGGTTGCGCAATGGGCTGCGCCCACGAAGGCGGTTTTACCCAGTTTATTCGCTCATACCCGCGCAAAATCACCAGTGCATGCGCATAGACCATCAGGTCGAACGCCTCGTTTGCCCCCTTGCCCGGCTTAGTCCATTTGCCGTCAGCGCCCCGTTCTTCGTAGGTCAGTTCGTCATAGAACCACTCCCCCAGCCAGTCAGGAAAGTGGACGTAGTTAGCCCCCGGCGTATCGCGCTGAAGCGCGTTACTGATCCGGTCTTTGAGCATGTTGGTCTGCAGAAGGTAAAGCGGCACGTCACCGCGGGCCTCCGCCCGGCGGTTTGGTCGGTCGGTATTGTCCGGCAGTGACTTGGTGATCAGCTTGCTGCGGGTGGTGCTGTCCCCTTTGAAGAGATAAACGCGCTTGTGCACGCCATCGCGGCGGCATTGGCGCCAGAACTCATAGGCATTGCCGGTGACACCGTCTTCACCGCCGGAGTCGACGGCCATCGCCAGCACGGGCAGAGAAACGTCCGGATTGCTGTTGAGTGGCCACTGCTTATCCAGCACGTCCGTGCGCAGCAAATCCCAGTCTTCCAGATAGCCAGCCGGGTCAATCGGCAGGCTTTCGCCGTTCGGCCCCGTGCGCATCGACTGTTTAATGTTGTATCGGTCAACGACCCAGCGCTCACCGTGGGCGCCATAGCCGATCACCTGCACAACGAACCGCCGGTTGCGTCCGCCCTGTACGTCAACGGTCGCCACCAGAAACCGCACCCCGTCAGGCACGGTGCGCTTGGTCACGGTCGAGGCGCGCGCCATCAGGGTTTCGGATTTGCGCTGCTCAACGCTGGACTGAGGGATATAAGGCAGACCCCAGTCAGTATTGATCACCGCTTTAAGGGTTTCTTCACTGCCGTTCGCCTCGTAGTCCTGCTGAGCGGACAGCAATTTGTAGACCAGCTGCGAAAGCGTTTGGTACGCCGCGGCGGGTCCCTCCATCCAGAATGACGCAATGCGCGATCGTCTGGCCGTTCCCGTGACAGTGCCATGACGGTCAATCTGTTCACCGTCGCGAAGCCAGACACCTTTCTGATTAAGTGCGCGCTTCTGCCCTGCTGTAATTTTTCCCCGGCAATGCGGACACTCTATGAATGCCGCCTCGCTGGCGACCACAGGGTCGGCAATATTCTGATAACCCTGCACCACGTCTTTCGCGGGCTGGAAGTGTTCGCCGCAGTGCGGACAAGGCCAGTACCAGCGTCGGCGATCGCCACGGTTGTATAAAGAAAGAATGCCGGTGGTCGGCGGCGCCTCATGCAGTGAACTGCGGCGCCATTTGGTATCACGAATATCGCGACCCGGTGAGCTCTCCACCAGCGTCATGCCCGAAGACATAAATGTCGTCGTACGTTTTGAGGCCAGCGTAAAAGCGTCCCCCTCACCGTCAATATCTTCGGGGAATCGGTCATAGTCCGTCAGTGCAACGCACTTATAATCGGACGAGGACATAATATTAATAGAGGGCCAGCCGATTTTGAGGTAGTTCCCTGCCCGGAATGTCCGATCGTATACGTTGTTATCATTACGGCGCGGGCTCAGGCGTTTAGCCACTTCCGGGCTGCTGCGAAAGGTTCGGTCAAGGCGCTTTTTGCTGTGCTCACGCGCCTTCTCTTCCGTCATCTGGATAAGCAACATATCCGAAGGGTCACAGACAACGTTGTAAACAATCCAGCCGTCGATCAGACCGATGGTTTTACCTGTTCGGGACGGACCGACGAAGATCACGGCGTCGTACTCGCGGGATGCCAGGCAGTTCATGGGGTCGACAACATACGGTGCCAGATTCGGATCCCAGGGAACGGAGTTTCCCGCCCCCATCGGCACGCGCATATATTGGCTGACCGCATCGGCAACCAGCATGCGCCGCGGTGCGCGAAGAATGCCCGGTACATCTCTCCGGATGCCACGCGCTGAAGCCCGCTTTGCCATCAGTCCTCCTCAGACGTGTCCTCCTCCGGTTCTGCATCAGTGACCTTCTGCGCAATCTGGTCACGCAGATCATCAATAATATTTTGTATACGCATCACGGCGGACGGCGGTAACGCGCAATCTCGCTCGAGTACGTCCGGCAACGTTTCCAGCACCTGAACCACGGCTTTCGCCATCACTGAAAACTCTCTTGCCACATCTTCTGCAGGAATGAGCTGCCCCATGCTTTGTTCAAAGGTCAGACGCTCATTCTCGGCTTTCCAGTGCGCCAGCCGGTCGGACGGCGTCATTTCTGCCACGTCGCCAGAAACCGTCGGGATCATCAATTCGGTTAACACATCGGTGACGGAAAATAATTTCAGTTTCGCGTTACTGCCCGGTGCGGGATCGACGTTTTTCAGGCGCGCCGCGACCGTCTGCCGATGCACACCGGTGATCCCTGCAAGCTGGTTGATGTTCAGTTTGAGCGAGGCGATTTCTTGGTCCATGATGGTGAACACTTTTTAAACGATTCGACATCTTTGCAATTTCGCATACTGCAAAATCAATAACCTGCGCAGATGATGATGATGACCCTAGATCGCGAAAACTAGCCGTTTTCCGCGAGTCCGCCGCCCCGTGGAGAGGCCCCCTGTCGGGAGTACCTTTCATAAATGATAATCATTATCACAGAAACTCAGTGAATGCCTGCTGTAATGCCTACTCAGCCCGCAGGCTGAATTTCGACGTAGTATTCCTTGCCCTGTTCGAACTGGTTGAATGCATCAGGATTAGAAATATGCATCTGAATCTGGCCGCCCGGCGTGAGCTTTGACCAGGCTTCATTTTCATGGCTGCCGGAAGTGACTGCACTCATATGAATGGTCCGGCTGGAATCATCATCTGCCTTTTGAATGAAGTGGCAGCGGAACTTTGCTTTTACGGTCATGGCTTTTTCCTATTAGTTAATTTTGCAACGCTTCTGGGCTTCAGCGGCATAGCCCTGAAGGTATTGGATCACTTGTTAATCGTGCTGGTTGACTGCGATATTGAGAACTCATAGCTCAACTACTGAAGTTTTATAAGGACTGTTAGCATTTTGTGCTCTATTGTTAGGGTATCCTTTCAACAGAGTGAAAACCTATGGAATGGAAAGTTGTAGACAGAATCTTTTTAACGGCAGAGAACCTGCTGATTTTAAAAGTGACTGCACCAGGAAATCTGAAGTTCTCAATCTGGGTTAAATCTAATTTTGAAGTGCCACTTGGTTGCATGCTAACGCCTGTGATCGATGGATATATTGCCAACCATGACAAAGGCCATTTTGTTGCTATCCAAAAAGTTGTGCAATTTAGCACCAATCATT